TATTCAATGATTGGTCTTACTGCTCTTATTTTATCTAACACATAGTCAGTAAAATTTAAGCTAGTGTCAAATTCTGTAATAGCTTTAATTGTATCTTCATGCACCCATAAATTACTTCTTGCCCATGCACTTTGATCTTTACTATATCTCTGTTCAACTACATAGTCTCTAGTGGTCATCACATATTCTTTAAAGTCATATGGGTCTAAATCAAAGCCGATACCAACTTCATCAAACCCAACAGGTTCTTGACTACTGTACATAGTATGATTTAACCAAACACGATCTCCGTCTAAGAAGTAAGAGTCTGGACTTGCAAAATGTTTAGTAAGTTTAATGCCTCCACTGTCACCTACGTTATCAACTATGTAAATGTCTCCAACTGCATAATCTCCGCTAGTACTGTGAGCATAAAAGTTACGTATTTTAACTGTATCACCATTTGCAGGCGCATTTGTAAAAGTAACAACGCCTGAACTACTGTTATAGGTATAGTCTACGTTTACAGTTTGTAATATAGTATTTTTATAAACTTTTACAGTGCCTGTTGTAATTGCAACCGAAGATGTAAATACCTTGTTTGTGTTGCCACTTTGAGTAAATTTATCCAGTACAGTTGAATCAAACATAATTCTCATACCGTTTTGCAATGTAAGTGTGTTACTTGTGCTTAGTGTCGGAGTAGTATATGTTACTGAATTTACTATTTTATCAATATCAATTATTGCACTGCTTGTTGGTTTAATACTCACGTGCGGTACTGTATCCAAAGCCCAATAATACTTGTGATAGTTTATAAACATATCATAGTTTATGGGAAGGTCTAAAGTATATCCTTTTTCATCAAATACTTTGTTATGGTTATTCATATTAACTTCATTAAATTTTAATTGATTAATCAAATCATCATAAGGCATTACTTGTGAGATATTATTGCTTTTATCAACATTTACTAAACTAGGTGTAAATTGATATGGATCACTGTCTCGGTTATCAGCAATGTAGTTGTCTACTGTTGTATTTTTATTAAACTTAGATCCCACATAACTCTTTACGGGTTGTAAACTACCTGTTGATAAAAGTTGATCAAGTGTAGTATCAATGAATCCTTTGTTTATGTCTGTTCTGAAAATCTCAGGAAGAAAACTAGAAATGTCTCTAGTACCCGTATATTTTTTACTGTCGCCAGGATTGGTGATTAAAGGAGCTATATTAGGATTTGCTTTGCGTTCGCTCATTAGTAACCTCCGCTCGACATACCAGTTGAAGTTAACAATCCTGAAGTACTCTCTCCAATAGTAGTACTATTTCTTGCTACACTTTTAGTAACTGTAATATTACTAGTTTTAATTACTGGTAGAAATAATTCATCACCGTTTGATGTAATCTCAAATAAGTCTGTTGTATCATCTGTATTTCCAACTGGTTGTATTGTTACTTGACTTATTTCACCAATCATATTATTGTGTATATAAGCCGCCATTTCTGTAAAGTAGAAATCTTCACCGAAGTCCCAATTTTCTATACTAAAATATTGTGTAATAAGTTGTATAATATTTTGTTTAATTTCTGTATCACTCATTGAACTGTTGCTTGTTTTAGTTACATTAAATCTAGCTTGTAGTTCGCTGTCAGCAAGATCACCAAATAGTATCTTGTATTTTACAGGTCTGTATATTACTTGGTCACTAATTGCTTTTTTAGATTCTAACGTACTAAACAAATTGGTTAATTCGTTTATTGTTGGGCTGTTGGGTTTTGTTTCTATTCTACCATCATAATTAGCCCAAATTCTAAAGTCACTGTCATAACTTTGTAATAGTACATATGTATCAATAATGTTTGTAATTGCAGGATCAATTACATTATCAACATCACTTATTCTATTATATTGAGTATGCAAGTCTGCTCTACCATTTACTATGGTTGATCCATTTGAATCATATACTGTATAATTAAATCCGTCGACTGTTTTTGTTCCTAGCTTAATAGTCTCTCCACGCAGAATAGCATTAAAACTTTCTGGATTGGTTGGATAGTTTCCATTATCTGGGCTAGACAATGTGACTCTTACTTTGTAAGGGTCTGTATACCCGTCTTGATATGTAATATATCCAAATGTGTTAAAGGTATAATCAGCGCCTAGTGGTGTAGGATCATTGGGAGTAAGTTTGTTAATACTTAAAACTTTAAGTGTATCTTTTAAAGGTTTCCTTGTTTCACTACTAAATGATTCATTAAAATTTAAATTACCAAATTTTAACTTTTGTGTGCTTCCAAATACCAATTGTGTTCTTCTTGCTAATACTTCCCATTGGGTGCTTGAATAATTTAGTCTGATTAGCCAACTGTTATCTCTTCCAGTTTGTGCATTATCGGCTTCATAAAGTCTACTCCAACTAGCTACACTGTTGTTGGCAATTGTACTTGCAGGTAAATTTGAACTTGAAATTATTTGCCAAGACTGACTAAGACTATTGTATCTTAGGGCAAAACTTTCTTTTGAATCTATTTTGCTTAACACAGAACTTTTAACTGTACTATCAAAGTCTTTTTGTAATATTGGAACAATCCTACGCACTCTACTAGCACTGTTTACAATGCCACTTAGCACAATAGCACCTTTTCCTGCATTGTCTAAACCTGTTGGTGATCCACTAGCGTCATCATCTCCTAGTCCGTCTTTGTATATTTTATCAATCTTCACCCATTTAGTTTCTGCAAAAGCAACACTAACACTGGCAGATGCATTTGATCCGCCGCCGCCTGTGATTGTTACAACTGTATTTGCATTATATCCACTACCAGAATTAGTTACTGTGATTGATGTGATTTTGCCACTTGCAACTGTAGCTGTAGCTGTTGCACCAGTACCTGCACCGCCAATAGTTACTGTTGGCTGACTTGTATAGCCAGAGCCTTCATTTACTATAGTAATAGTATTAATATAACCCATCTTGTAAGGCGCACTAATAAACTCTACTAGACCACCTAAGCTGGCTTTTCTTAAAGCATTTGTTTGTACAAGTCCAACTCTTTGAATATAAGGTCCAGAACCAGTATTGAGCGTAAAGTATCCACTTGAACTGGTAGCTCCTTTGGTAATTTGATTCCATCTAAAAACATTAGTTTCGTCGTTGGTAGTTGCATTAGCTGATGTAATGCTATCGGTTGTGTCGTTAAAATCTGTTGTTGGGCTGTAACCAGCACTCGAATATCCTTGTCTATTGTAATAGAAGTTTTTAAGCTCTTCGTTACTTAACAAAGGTAAAATATATTTGTTGTAAAGTTGTTCACTTGTTAGTGTGTTTGGTAGTGTAATTAAACTACGATTTGTTATGTTGTTCTCATAGATATATCCATCATCGGCGTACATGGTTGCATCATTATAAGTTGCTGTAGGATCATACAAGTCTCTGAACCTACTATGTCCACTGTGTACTCTATTAACACTTTTAATTTTAGCAATATTTTCACTAACTGTAATTGGGAATATACTATAGTCTTCAGCGGTAATCATTCTATCTTGTGTTGCAAAAAATCTAGGTGCATTAACTTTAATACTATCTAAACTTTCTCTTTCACTTGCATTTGAAACTTTGTCTTTTAAACTACATGTTAGTGTAGCAGTGTGAATGTTACCATCTACTCCGACATAATCAAACAAAAGAGAAGTATTTCTAAAATTATTAGGATCAAGTGAATAAGTTGAATTTAATCCAACTCTGTACCATACTCTGATTATTCCTCTTGGTATATTGCCAAATGCACCATCACCAAAAACAATACTAATTTGATCGTTTTCTCTACTAGCGACTGAATATATGTTTCTAATATTATTACTAGTAGCATTAAAAATAGTGCTTGCACCAAATTGTCTATCTACTCTTGTCCAGTTCTGTTGTACTTGTCCTACTTCGTCGATGTTTTGTACCCATACTTGACCGTTGGCAACATTTTCAACATTTATATCTAATACAATATTAGGCAATCCTTCAGTGATATTAAAATCTTTATACTCTAATGTACCTTGTTTAAAGCCAACAAAGAATCCTGTATTTGAACTAGTGTTACCACTGTTGTCATCTTTATACAGTAAGTCAACAACACTGTAAGGATCAGGTGTCTTTTCTGCTAGTGTGTTAGTAGTTGTATTTGCACTTACACTGTGAAAACTAAAAGTAGCACCTCTATTGTTTACTTGATTGTCAAAGTTTCTTACAGCAATATTATTAACACTATTGGTTCTGTAAATTTCGTTAGTAACACCAGCACTTGTAAATTTACTAAACGGACTGCCAAATTGACTACTAGTTTGAAATATGCTATTCATAATAGCTAAAAAGTTTTGATAGCTATTTGGATCTGTTGTGTCATCAAATTGTACAGTGGTATTTGCTAAACTATTTCCTAACGAATCAAATACTGATTCTGTAGTAAAAATACTTTCAATTTTTAAATATCCACTAGCTACAACGTTTCTAGTAGGGTTATATCCTAAAAATTCAGCAATACGTAATGCACTCTCTCTGCGTTCAGCTGTACTTAAAAAGTTCTCTCTGCTTGCTAGGTCTGATCTAAATGCTAAGTTATGTCCTAAAAACGACATAAGTTCTATCAAACTTACAAATTCACTTGAATTAATCCAGTCATTATAATTTTCTGGATAATTCCTATTAATATAATCAACCATTGCGTTACGTATAGTTTCATAATCATATGCTTGAAAATTTGCTTCACTGAAACTTTCGTATACTACACTAAAATCTTCTGCAGAAAATAAACTACTTTGTCTTGCGCCTTGTGCCATTATTCTTCACCTGTAAATCTAAGAAACAGTTCTTCCGCTGTTCCTGTGTCAATATATTCCATCCGAACCTTAACCTCAATGCTATGGTCATCTGGTTTATCAACTAATGTTTCTAATACTTTCCATCTCGGATCATTGTTAACTATAACATCAACATCTTCTTGTGCGGCAGTAATTGTAGTTAAGTCATTGGGTTCAAAAACTAACTCTGGAAGTATACTTCCAAATTCAGGATTCATAACACGTTCACCTTTACGAGTATTAAAGTGATTCATTAAATCACGCCTAGCGATGTCGATGTCTTCTAAACTACGACTTCCGATTGTCTCGCCTATACTGCTATATCCTACATAAGTTGCCATACAAGTATTTATTGTAAAATTAAATGCTAAGTTTATATTTTAATAGATGTTTCAATAATATCGTTATTGGTAAGAGATTTAGTTATTGTAAGCTGATTAGCACTGCCTGTTGTGCCTAAAGTATAGTCAAATAGGTGTTGTATTATAGATCCGTTTACCTTTACCTGCAATTTTTCTACTGGTGTCATACTTGGTTGGCTAATTAACGTAAAAATACTAGAGCCACTGTATGTAAATGACTGTTTACTAATTGTTTTACTATACTTGTTAGCAATATCTCTTTTTATACTTTCCGGAGTAAATGGCAAAAATTTAAGTGTTTCAGCATAATATGCAAATCTGGCACGTTTTAGTTCTGCATCATTTAATAGAAATTTTTCATTTTGGTCACGCATATGATGTATGCCGTTTGTTCTCATCCAAGTTCTATTTTTATTTTTACCATAGTCTGCTAATCTTAATACTGTACTTGCTTTAATACACTTTAATTGGTTAATACTACTGCGTCTAATCATACTAGCTACAGTATCTAAATCGTCATTGAGTATACTATCTAACATAGTGTAAGTGCCTTCGACGGCTTCGACATAAAATAATTTTCCAGTAATCCAATGATAAAGTATAAGTCCGTCATACACACTTTGACTTATCTTTGTTATTGGACTTCTTTGCAGTTGATTTTTAACTATTCTTTGCTGTTCATTGAAAATAGTAGTCCATTGATCAAATGATTGTTGTTCTGTTAGCCCTGTAGTTACTGAACCTTCTCCGTATGCTGTTTGAGTATATCCTTTGTATCTTGCAAAATTTAATGCAACCAGTTTGCAATTATCACTAGCATTTACATTTTCAACGTCATTTTTTGTTGAATACAAATTATTATCAGCAACTGTGAAATCTTCCCAAACAGTTTGAAATCGTTGTTCTACAGAAGTAAGGTTAGACATCAGAACGGGCCTCCATTTCTAGGATTTTTATTTTGATCAGGCTGAGAAAATCCGCCAACTTGTGTACTATTTGTTTTAGGATTTTTAGGAGCTGAGTTACTATCGTTTAAAACCTTAGTCATATCTATATCTTTGCCAGTTAACAGTGAATCACTACTAGCACTACTAGGTACATTAATTTGTTCTTGTGAGTGTCCACCATAAGGTTCAGCTTCTGGTACTCTCCCAGTAATACTTTGTTTAACTGTTCTATTAGATGTAATATTGTTGTTTGTAGTTTTAGTTGCCGCAGTAGCTGGTGGACCGTTCAGATCAATTAAACCTTCTGTACTAACTCTGACATTGCCAACTGCTTTAAGATGTTGATTTAAATCTGTTGTAAGTTTTATATCTTTAGCACTGTGCAAATTAAATTCACCTGTTGCTGTTTCAATTTTAATTCCGTCTGTGCCTCTGGCTTTCATATTAATAGCATCTGCATCTAGTGAAAAGTCACCTCCTACATGTAGATTCATATCATTCTCAGTGTGCATACTGATGTCACCACTACTATAGATATCAATCTTTCCTTCTGCATCTAATTGTACCCAGCTATTGCCTGCTTGATTTATAACATAAACTATACCAGCTGTGTCATTAAACAGCATT